AAAGTGTAGCACAAGTTGAACATATCCCTGTAGAAAATTTAAGAGCGGAAAAATGCAACGATAAGGGCGAAATAGAAGCGTATTACTACTCTGATGATTGGACTAAAGTAAAGAACGTAAAGGACTGCACAAGAATACCTGCTTTTGGTTACTCAAAAGAAGCTATTGAGATTGTGTATGTAAAGCCATACAGAGCAGGGTATAAATACTATTCAAGTCCAGATTATCAAGGTGGGTTGCAATATGCAGAGTTAGAGGAAGAAATATCTAACTATCACTTAAATAACATACTTAATGGACTTGCACCAAGTATGCTTATTAATTTTAACAATGGCACACCGAACGCAGAGGAACGTCAAATGTTAGAAAACAGAATATATCAAAAGTTTAGCGGAAGTAGTAACGCAGGTAAATTTATTTTAGCGTTTAACGATAACCCAGAAAGCGCAGCAACTATTGAGCCAATACAATTAAGTGAAGCACATAACCAATACCAATTCCTAAGTGATGAAAGCGGTAAAAAGATTATGGTAGCGCATAGGGTTGTTTCGCCTATGCTTTTAGGTATTAAGGACAGCAGCGGTTTGGGGAATAATGCGGACGAATTAAAGACCGCTTCTATTCTAATGGATAACACCGTTATTAGACCTTTTCAGACACTTTTAATAGACGCCTTTGATAGTATATTAGCTTATAATAATATTAGCTTAAAACTATATTTTAAGACGTTACAGCCATTAGAATTTACAGACTTAGAAAACGTAGTAGACCAAGAAACACGAGAGGAAGAAACAGGCGTAAAACTTAGTCAAGAATTACCAGACGAATTAGGTAGCGATATTGCAGATGCGTTAATAGACTTAGGACAAGATGAAGAAGAACTACTAAAAGAGTTTGAGGTAATAGACGAAAGAGAGGTAAACTATGACGAAGAAGAAGGTTTAGATGAGGTAATAACAGACCTTAACCAACCTAAAGACAAAAGTTTATTATCTAAAATATGGGAGTTTGTAAGTACAGGAAGCGCAAAACCTTATAGAGAGAGTGAGCAAGACGGTACAAGTAAACAAACAAAAGAAGAAGGAAACGAGTTTTTAGTACGCTATATGTATAGCCCTGCACGAACTAAAGCAACTTCAAGACAATTCTGCTCAAAAATGGTAAGTGCTAAAAAGGTATACCGTAAAGAGGATATTGAAGCTATGGAAAACAAAGTAGTAAACGCAGGATTTGGCAAGGGCGGAAGTGATACCTATTCTATATGGCTTTACAAAGGTGGTGCAAGATGTAGCCACAAATGGCTAAGAAAGACTTATGTGCGCAAAGAGGGTGCAAAGAGTTTAGGAACTGCAATAAGTACAACAGAGGCAAGAAAACGAGGTTTTAAACCAGAAGCAAACGCACAAAAAGTACCTGTTGCACCAAAGGATATGAAATACAAAGGTTATACAGCAGAGTATTGGAACAAAATGAAATTTAGAAACTAAATGGCAACAGCATTATTTATAAGCACAACAGACCTTAAAAAAAATTCTATTATTGATGGCAACGTTGATATAGATAAAATGATACAGTTTGTTAAGGTAGCCCAACAAATAGATATTCAGAATTTGTTAGGAACGGATTTATACAACAAAATTAGCGCAGATATAATTGCGGATAGTTTAAGTGGCGATTATTTAACGTTGGTTAATACTTATGTACAACCTGCACTTATTTGGTTTGCACAAATGAACTATATACCATTTGCAGCTTATACGATTACAAACAAATCTGTACTTAAACACAGTTCAGAAACCGCACAGAATGTAGATAAAAACGAAGTAGATTATTTAGTATCTAAGGCAAGGGAATACGCTAACTATTATAGTACACGCTTAGTAGATTATTTGTGTTTTAACAATAACTTATTTCCAGAGTATTTGAGCAACACAAATGAGGATATTAGTCCAGATACAGATACAACGTTTAATGGGTGGGTACTATGAGGTATAAAGTAAAACAAACAAACCTTAACAAACTAAAAAATTATATAAATGCCAATACCAAAACCAAAAGCGAACGAGAAGCAAAGCGATTTTATGATGAGGTGTGTAGCAAGTATAAGCAAGGAGTATAAAAAAGAACAAGCGGTAGCAATTTGTTATAAAAAATATAAAAATAAAAATAAATGAGTTGGGGAAAAATATACGATACAAGTTGGTGGGGTAGCCCTACTGAAAATGATTGGGGGAACAGTTATTATGATTATGCAAACCCAAGTCCTACACCTTTCTTTGAAGTGTTAGCAGAGAATGGTGATTATGTAATAACAGAGCAAAACGAATACGTAATAATAGAATAAATATAAAAAAATGGCAAATAAAAAATTTAGTGAATTTACAACTAAAACTGCAACTTCTGATATTGATTTTGTTGTAGGGTATGATGGTACTGATAATGTTAAGTTTACACCAAGCAGATTGAAAGTTATACAGACAATGAATGCTTTTGATCACGGAAGTAATAACGTAGCTAATTTCTACTACTTTCCTTTTAATACTAATGCAGAAGTAACGACAGCAACATATCAAAATGCTATGACAGCCGCCTATGGTGGTAGAGTAGCCAAGATAATTATGACTAATTCAGACCAACACGATACGCCTACTGCAACAAGCACAAAGTTCGAAATACAAATAAATAACACAGTAGTACACACAAGTGATTTTATTTCACACAGTGCAGCTTTAGGGGTATCTATATCTTTAACTTTAGGTGAAACTGATGCAACTTTCAGTGAGGGTGATAGCATTAGAGTAGGTTTTAATACAAACGGTTTATGGCACTGGAGTTTAGCGAGTATTGTTTTAGAATATAACTAATGAGAAGTAAAATAGCAAGTGCAATAGCAAACAATAAAAAAGCAAAAATGATAGCTATGGCTGGTGGAGGTGCATCGGATAACACCTACATTATAAATTGGCGTCATTACTTTGGGAATACAAGTACTTTTACTTTATTTAATAATGGTCAAACTACTGCGTTCCCTTATGCTTATGGTACTATACCTGTTACTTTTGATTGCTATATTACAAGTTTAACTATGACCGCAAATAAATATAGTAGTTATGGAACACCTGCAGGAACAAGTGCAACAGTATATATTTATAAGGGTTATAATACTTTAGTTACTTCTAAAACACTAAGCTATATAGGTAGCGAGGGAATGATGCTAACTTTTGACTTTGGAACTACTGCACCAATAAACGCTAATGAAAAATTTAGTATAAGATGGGATTCGAATGGTGCGTGGCGATATGTTAATAGTACAACTTTAATAACAGAGAGATAATGAGTAACCCAAAATTAGCACTAATACCAAGCGGATATAAAAGCGGTAAAGTATATTCTATTTTGCCTAATGATGCTACAGGCGATTTTGACTTTGATAGAGCAAGTGAAGGTACAAGGGTACGCAAAGACGGTTTAATTGAAGAGGTTACAAGTGATGTACCAAGATTAGATTGGTTAAATAGCAACTGTCCAAGTTTACTTTTAGAGCCACAACGTACAAATGGTTTTACATATTCAGAACAGTTTGAACAAGGCGTTTGGTTCAAATCAAATTGCACAATTACAACAAATCAAATAATTGCGCCAGACGGAACATTAACAGCCGATTTAGCAACTTCGACTGCCAATGGCGGTGGGGTTTATAGATTTAATAGTTGGAACACTACGGAAAAAACTGTTTCTATATTTGTTAAAATAAACACCTCAAACACTGCGGAAATATTTAATGGGAGTGCAGGTACAAATAGAGTTGTTTTTGATTTAGTAAATGGAACAGTAGACACAGAGGGTGGAAGTATGACAGGCACTATTAAAGATTTTGGAAATGGTTGGTACAGATTAACAGCAACGCACACAGCGGTAACAGGTCAAACATTTGGGTTAAAACCAGAGACAAACGAAAGTCTATATATATGGGGGGCGCAGATAGAAGATGGAGGTTATTCTTCAACCTATATAAAAACTGAAGCAAGTACATTAACAAGATTGTATGAAGATTTTGAAAGCGAAAACACATATTCAACAGGAAATGATGTAACGTGGTTTTTAGATTTTAATACTTATTCTTTTCAAAATAGTTTTAGACCTTTATTTGTTGCAAGAAATTCTGGTTTTACTCAAACAATGGATTTGATTACTTATAATAGCGGAAGTGATTATTATTTTAGAATAAGGGCAACAAATCAATCTTCTTTTCAAACAATTATTGCTTTTGGTCAAAACGCAATACAAATGTTTACAAGAAACAAAGTAGCTGTTCGTTTATATGGTAGTAATTTTGAAATATATGTAAACGGAACAAGAGAATATACAGGAACTTCTACTGATGGCGATTGGACTTTATTAAATAATAGTGCAATTTTGAATGATTTTGGAAGTAATACAGAAAGACCTTCTGCAAGATTATACGATTTTAGAGTCTATGACCAAACTATGACACAAACTGAATTAGAAAAACTAACAATACTATGATAAAAGTAGGAAAATATATTTTTGATAGCGAAGAACAAGCTGAAACTAAAATAAAGGGTTTAGGAGTAGACAAAGACGAAAACGGAAACGAATACCCAACACATAACCACGCAATAGTAAGAATTGGACACGAGGTATTAGAAGAAGGCGAAACTGATGAAAAGGGTAATGTAATTAAAGAAACTATATTAAGTGATAAATTCTTAATCGATGTAGTTTGGAACGGAATAGAAGAACACCCTTATGGTTGGAAAAGCTATGCAGTAACGCCAAGTGGTGAGCCACTACACAATTTTTATGGTATTGATTATTTAGAAAATAAAATGTAATAAAATGGTAAAAGGACTAAGATACTTAGCAGATAAAATAGAAGCGTTGCAATTTTGGTTAATCGCTAAATGGAATAACTTTTTAAAAGGGTTAATGTTATGAGCGTACAAGATTTAAGATTGGCGTTTTTTAATGCTATTAGCTTAGGTGTAAGTTTCACTACTGTTGAGAATAGTCTAAAAATTATATTACTATTAGCTTCTATTATATATACGTTTCAAAAGATATACGAAACACACAAGAAAAAGTCTAATGACAAAGAACTTTAAAAGACGTGAATTTGAGTGTAAGTGTGGGTGTGAAATGCCTTTAGAAGTTTACGAAAACGTAATAAAATTAGCAGGGCAATTACAAACGCTTAGACATTATTTAGGTAGACCTATAAAAATAAATAGCGCCTATAGATGCCCTAAACATAATGCTAAATGTAAAGGAAGTTCAAGAAGCCAACACATATTAGGCAAAGCCGCAGATATTACTATACAGAGTTTGAAACCTATTGAGGTTTACGCTATTATAGAGGACTTAATTGACTTTGGTGTAATGCTTCAAGGTGGTTTAGGTTTGTACGATACTTTTGTACATTACGATATACGCAAAACTCGTGCAAGGTGGGATTACTCAACTAAATAAATTATGTCAAAGAAAAGCTACAAAGAAAGAAACGGAACAACAAGGGTAGGCGATGCCCTTAGATGGCTTGTAAAACAAGGCAAGAACGTTGCACCAAGTATATTAGATGCAGCAGGTAGCATTACAGGAATTGATAGCTTAAAAGACCTTGCAAAACAAATAGAGGGTAGCACACAACTATCTGAAGCGGATAAAGAACTACTATTAGAGGAGTTGAGGTACGATATGTTAGAAATGCAGGAAACTACAAAACGATGGGTAAGCGACAATGAAACAGACAGCTATTTAACACGCAATATAAGACCCTTAACGTTAGCTTTTCTAACCGCTACACTATTTATATATATTATCTTAGATAGTTCATTAGAGGGCTTTAAAATAGATAGTAATTGGATTGACCTTTTATCTTCACTATTATTATTGGTTTATGGTGGTTATTTCGGTATGCGTAGTGCTGAAAAAATCACTAAAAACTGGAAAAAGTAAATTTTTTCTTTTTTTTCTAAAAATAAATATATAACTTTGTACCATTTATTATAAAAAAGTATTTTCTAAATAATAAGATATAAATATATTTCTAAATAAATAGATAAAAAATAATAAAGTTATAAATAAATATAAGATACCTGTAGTCTATTCAATAGCGAAATGGCAAAAAAGAAAACTTTAAAATATTGGAAGAATAAGATTGATAAACCATTTCACGAATACATAAGGCGTAGGGATGTGGATAACAATACAGGATATTGTAATTGTATATCTTGTGGTAAAAAAGTACACTTTACAGAAACAGATGCAGGACACTTTATTGGTAGACAACACTTAATAACAAGGTACGATGAAAGGAACGTACACGCACAATGTAGGAAATGTAATAGATTTGAGTATGGTAGGCAGTATGAATATTCAATAGCTTTAGGACAGGAACTATCACAGGAACTATTACAAAAGTCAAGAGGAGTACTAAAACTAACAGACCCAGAATGGCAAGAAATATTTGAAACTTATAAGACTAAACTACAGGAACTAAAAGACAAACAAAATTTTTAGTTAATAAGTCCTAAAAACATTTTACAATTACTACACTAATAAATAGTATATTTGAATGACCAACTAAATTTGTTTGTTATTGTTTTCTTTAATGCTGTTTTTAACAGACGATTAAGCCACCTATAAAAGGTGGTTTTTTTGTGTTCTAAAAAAAAGTTGTTTAAAATTTGTTTATATAAATTATTTTTTGTTAAATTTGTGTTATTATTAATTAAAACATATAACAAATGAATTTATTAGAACGATTACACCCAGTGTATCAAGACAAATTAACAGCAGCTAATTTACAGTACCCTAACTTAGTAGCGAGTATTACAGATGCTTTAGAGGAAGTTGAATTTGTAACTGAGTTAAAGTACGGAACTATAATGGACTTAAACACCTTTTGTGGTAATGTTCCAAGTCCTTTTGATTACTTTACTGAATAGCTATGACACATTACGAGGACGTTAAACGAGCAGCAACCCCAACGACTATTGACTACTTAAACGCAAGAATAGAAGCGTTAGAAAGTAGAGTACAGTATTTAGAAGCAATTTTAGAAGTAGAATATTTAAACAATAACAATGAATAAACAAAAACTAACAGATTTATACAAAAAGTATAACCTAACAAAAGATGACTTTTTTAAACATCAACACTACACCATTATTACAAGGCAGGGTATTGACAAAATACAAGCACTTGAGCAAATGAGTGTAAACTATGAAGTTATAAAATGTGAGCCAAACTTTGCGGTGTTTAAAGCACTTGCACAAAAAGATGGTAAAAGCATAGAAACCTTTGGAAGTGCGCTAAAAGGCGAGGGCTACAAAGACGGAAACTGCAATACTTGGTATGTTGCTGAAATGGCAGAAAAACGTGCAATGAGCCGAGCAGTCCTTAAACTAACAGGATTTTACGAACTTGGTGTATTTGGCGAAGATGAAAGCGACAGCTTTAAAAAACCTAAAACGGAAAACAAAGTAGAATATAAAACCCTTAAATAAATAAATATGAGTGCATTAATTAATTTTAGTTTAAACGTAGCAAAGCTACCAAAAGAAAAGTTTATAGCAGGTAAAGATGGTGCTGTATACGTCAATTTAACAATGTCTGTAAACGACGAAACAAGATACGGAAACAACACAAGTATCTATGTTAGTCAAACACAGGAAGAACGTGAAGCGAAAAAACAAAAGGCGTATTTAGGCAATGGTAAAGTTGTATGGAACAACGGAACTATTGTGAACGCTGAAAAGGAAGTACAAGAAGCTGTACAAGAACACCCAAAAGAAGAAGCGGCGGATTTACCATTTTAATTTTTTCATAATCAAGGGGGGTTTTTTACCCCCTTTTTTTATACCTTTACAGAAAACAACAACAAAAAAATATGTTACATTATAAAGAAAAATCATACCCACATCAATCAAGTAATATTTTTTATAGAAATAAAAATATATTTGAAGATAAAAAAAAGTTTATAAATTTTGTGTTTCATAAATTATCTCGAATTAGTTTAGACGAATATAATGAGTTTATAAATTATTGTATTGGGGAATATTACGAAAAACATATATATCCTTACTCGAATAAATATAAAGGAGTGCAACAAGAAAAACAAAGAATAAACAGAATAAAAAATAACATTAGAATAAAAAAAACTAAATGTTATATAATAAAAGACAATAGTAATAATAGTTATAAAATAGGCGCAAGTATAAATCCTTTAAAAAGAGAAAAAACTTTACAAAGTCAAAAACCTAATTTAAAATTAATTAAGATATTTGAAAATAATATAGAAAAAGAATTACACGAATTGTATCAACATTGTAGATTGAGAGGCGAGTGGTTTAAATTAAATAAAGTACAATTAGAATATATATGTAAAAACTATAAATAAGAAAACAATAAGAAATGACAGAGGAACAAACTACACAAAATATGCTAATGGAACTTATAAAAGAGGAATGTACAATAGACACTACCGAAGTTATGGAGTATCCACCAACAGCGTTGAGTTTAGGGGAAAAAACAATAGACACAAAAGGTGGTCAATTAACGTTTCCAATACCAATAGGAACTTATGGAAACTTTAGCTTTGTACAAGCACCACCAAAAACAAAGAAAACATTTTTTGTATCATTACTTGCATCGGTTTATTTAAGTGGTGGAAACAATTTTGGAGGTAAGATAAAAGGACACAGAGAGGGCAAGTGCTTAATACATTTTGATACAGAGCAAGGGCATTGGCACTCTCAACGAGTATTTAAAAGGGTTGTAGATATGGCTAATGTTAAAGACGTAGGTTGTTATCAAACATTTGCGTTAAGAACGATAAGCTATAAACAACGTTTACAATTTATAGAGTTTATACTAAAAGAAAATAAAGACAAAAACGGTCTTGTAATAATAGATGGTATTGCCGACCTTGTGAGCGATGTAAACAACTTAGAAGAAAGTAATTTATGTGTTCAAAAAATAATGGAATGGAGTGCTAAATTTAATTGTCATATTATCACAGTTATACATAGCAATTACGGAAGCGACAAGCCAACAGGACACTTAGGAAGTTTTTTAGAAAAGAAAACAGAAACACAGATACAATTAGAGGCGAATACAGTTAATAAGGAATGGATTACAGTAAGTTGTAAACGGTCAAGGGGTTATTCTTTTGAAACGTTTAGCTTTAGTATAAATGAGTACGGATTGCCTTTTGTAGTTGGCGAGATATACGACCCATTAGAATATTTTGTAGTACCTAAAAAGAAATTATTAGAATGAAAAAAAGTCTTGTAGAGGTGGCTTATGAACGCCATCAAGATTGGCTAAGAGTTGTATATGCCTTTGGGTGTAATAAAAGCACCGCAGAGGACATAGTACAGGAAATGTACATACAACTTATTCAAGACGTGGACAAGGGTTTAGACCTATGGCACAATGAAGATGTAAATATATATTATTGTTGGAAGGTGCTAAGAGGTATATACTTAAACACACACAAAAAAGAGGCAAGACAAATAAAGGAATATATTGAGGAAATAAACGAATTAAAACAAGCAGAGGAATTAGGAATAGATGAGATAGAATACGCTAAACGTAAAAACCAAATAGACGATATAATGGACAATATGTATTGGTACGATAGAAAAGTATTCGAGATTTGTGCAAGTGGCAAAAGCGTAGCAGGATTGAGTAGGGAAACAGGCATAAGTTACTATTCACTATACAACACTTATGTAAACGCAAAAAAACATATAAAAGATAAATTATGAGATTAGGGGATTTAGTATTTTACATTACTTATTACACAGGTATACATTGGCTTGTAAAAAAGATTAGCAAAGCAATTGGCAAAGATTGTGGGTGCGACAAAAGACGTGATGAGTGGAACGATATAGATTTAGACTTATGGAACGATTAGACAAAGAACATTGGGAACAATTTAAAGCAGAGGTAACAACGAAACTAACACAACCACAATACAAGCTATTATGTACGCTTCACGCAAAGTATTATAATCACACATATTACGAGCCGTGTAGTTGCAGACCGAAAGAATTAAAACGATGGATAGCTGATATTGACAGACTTTACAATAAATGATAAAAGACGTACACAAGTGGGAACAAGCAGTAATAACACTATTGAATTTAGATGGTTGGAACTTAAAACACACAGGCGAGGGTTTTGAGCATTACGATGCAATAGGCACGACACCAAAAGGCAAAGAATGTATAATAGAATTTAAGTTTAGAAAAAAATACTACAAAGAAAAAATGTTAGAGGTTTACAAATACGATAAACTGATAGAAACAGGTAAGATTGCATTATACTTTGTTAATGACCCAAAAGGAAATTATATGTATTGGTTAAACAACCTAAAAGACCTAAAGAGCAAGGATATGTATTGCCCAGACACAACCCTATGGACAAAAAAGAAAGTATTAAAACCCTGTTATTTGTTAGATGAAAGCCAAGCATCAATAATTAATTTAAGAGAGTTTACGAAGTAAAATAAAAATTTTCGTAAATTTTCGTAAAAATTTTGTTTATAATTCGTTTATAATTTCTATATTTGTTTAAACAATAACAATTATGAGAACACAATTAACAGACTTAAAAAAAGAACTTAGACAGATACAAACTACACTTATACAACTAAAAACAAAAGGTAGTTTAACAGAACGCATTAAGAAACGTTTAGAGAATAGAGAACTATACATAAAAAGTATAATATTTAACATACAATAAAATGAAGAAAACAAAAACAGGATTACATATCCAAACACGCAAAAACAGGATTGAGGTTTACACTCAAAAAGAATTAGAAAAACAAGAACAACAACAACAAGAAGCACGAGCATTTATAATACGCTTAGCAATATTATTATTTGCTTCTCTAACTTTTGTGTTAGGGTTTATTATTGGTGCAGCTTCATAATGGATTTACTACAGAAACAAGCATATCATTTATGGTTTAATTGGTTAGCCGATAAGATAATGGAGTGGAAAGATGCCAAGCCATTAAACACCGACCTTAGAAATTGTGTAAAGGCAATGAATGAGATAGGTATGTTTGTAAACGGACAACAAACAGAGGTTGAGGTATTACATAAAAGGATTAGTCTTATTAGACAGCAAAAAAATGATATGATACAAAAACAAAAAGAACAAATACAGGAATTAGAAAACAAACTAAAACAATACGAAATATGAATATTTGGGACGATTACATAGATGCACCAGACGAATTAAGCACCTGTAAAATGTGCGACACAGAAACCAACGGACAAACATACTGTTCAGAAACTTGTAAAAATTATGACCTTGAATAAAATAAGATTATTAGACGGAAAACAATACGACAAAGCAGAGTTGCTAAAACGTATGTTAGATGACAATTTTTACTATGGGGAACTAAATAGATTAGCACTTAGTAGCAGTAGTCTTAAAACGCTTCTTTCAAGCCCTAAGACGTACAAATTTAGTTTGGAGTATGGAAGTGCAGAAAGCCAAGCGTTGCGTGATGGTTGGTTGTTTCACACCGCTATATTAGAGCCAAACGTTTTCGAGGCACAAACCTTTATAGACGTTCAAAGCAAGAACACAAAAAAGTTTAGAGAAGCGAAAGCAGAAAACCCCAGAGTGTTTACAGCTAAGGAACGAAGCGACGCAGAACGTTTAGCTGATGCGTTTTTAAGAAACGAACACGCAAAGGAACTAATAAGAGATAGTGAGTTTGAAGTGCCTGTAATAGGCGAGGTAATGGATATGCCATTTAGAGGTAAGGCAGATGTATTGGGCAAGGATAAAATAGTAGACCTTAAAACTACAACAGACATAAAGGGGTTTAGCTATTCGGCCAATAAATACGGATATGATGTACAATGTTATTTATATTGTAATTTGTTCGGTAAAAGCCACAAAGATTTTTATTTCTTAGCTTTGGACAAAGGTAGTTTAGATATTGGTATATTTAACTGTTCGGAAGAATTTTATTTCAGAGGCGAACAAAAAGTAGAAAAAGCACTTGACCTATATAACAAATTCTTTATAGAGGGTGCAGATTTAGATAACTATTGTTTAACAGGGGAATTATGAAACTATATAAAGGGGATTGCTTAATTGAAAGCGATAAAATAGAAAGTGGTAGTGTTGATTTAATATTGACTGATTTACCTTATGGTAATATGAATACTGATGGTGGTAGAAAGTTAGGTATTAACGGATGGGATTTAGCGATAGAGCCAAAAAAAGTATATGAAATTGCAAACCGTATATTAAGAAAGAATGGTAAAATGATTTTATTTAGCCAAGAGCCATACACTACTAAATTAATAACGGAAGCGATACCAAACATACCTTTTAATTATAGAGCGACGTGGGAAAAAGATAATTTTGCAAATGCCTTAGGTGTTAAAAAAAATATGGTTTCTTTTACGGAGGATGTTTTAGTTTTTAGCAAAAAATCTTGTTATGAAGCAAAACACCCGTTAAAAGATATATTCTTTAAAATATATAAAAAACACACAAAAGAAGATTGCTTAAATGCAATGCGTACAAGCGGACG